TGTGATGAGTTCAGTATAATGTGTCATCATGAAGCTATGACCAACCCTAGATATAAAAATATGAAATATCAGTGGAATGAACCTCCTCCTCCGCCCCCTTGAAGATATAAATGATCCTGTTTGGAGTGTGATTATCTCAATCATTATTCTCTTGATCGGAGTTTCATGGGTCATCAGATATATACTACTAGTTGATACTAGAGAGGCACAAGAGCATGGGAGCCATGACACCCCCAAACAGGAAGAGTTGTTACAACTTCCGAGTGACGGAGATTAATCGTGTTCTTGACGGCGATACTATTGATGTCACCATTGATCTTGGGTTTGACTTATACAAGAAAGAAAGAGTTAGAATTGCAGGAGTTGATACGCCAGAGAAGAGAACGAGAGACCTGGAAGAAAAGGAGTTAGGTATCGATGCGACGAATTGGCTCAAAGAGAAATTGGATGGTGCCATTGCTGGGGATGACGATCTTGTTATTCGTACTGAGTTGGTTGGTGGTATGGGCAAGTATGGTAGACTCCTCGGTTGGCTTTACATCGGAGACGCTCAAGTATCTTTGAATGAGTTGATGATTGAAGAAGGTTATGCTTGGGCATATGATGGTGGAACCAAGCAAAAGAATTTTGAAGAATTGCGAGAGATTCGTAGAACGCATGGAACGTTAGTATGACACCAATATTTGTATTTGGATTTGCAATCTTATTAACATTAGGAATGGAAATCACTTGGCCAGTAAGGTATAGAAAATGAGTAATACTGAACAATATCTTGGTAATCCTAATCTAAAGAAAGCGAACGTTGCTACAAACTTTACTCCTGATGAAGTTCAGGAGTATATCAAATGTTCTGAGGATCCTGTATATTTTATCAAAACATACATCAAGATCGTATCTCTGGATAAAGGTTTGATTCCATTTGACATGTATCATTTCCAAGAGGAGATGGTAGAAAAGTTTCATGATAATAGATTTAATATCGCAAAATTACCTCGTCAGTCTGGTAAGTCTACGATTGTTACTTCGTATCTTCTTTGGTATGTTTTATTCAATCAAAATGTCAATGTCGCTATCCTAGCAAACAAGGCAGCGACTTCTCGCGAAATGCTGCAACGATTACAACTGTCTTATGAAAACTTACCGAAATGGCTTCAGCAAGGTATTCTCCAATGGAACAGAGGATCCTTGGAACTGGAGAATGGAAGTAAAATCATGGCTGCAAGTACTTCGTCTAGTGCTGTCAGGGGTATGTCTTTTAATGTTATTTTCCTGGACGAGTTCGCGTTTGTTCCGAATCATATTGCTGACCAGTTCTTTAGTTCTGTCTATCCTACTATTTCTTCTGGTCAATCAACAAAGGTTATTATCATTTCTACCCCACACGGGATGAATATGTTCTACAAACTTTGGCATGATGCCGAAAGAAGTAAGAACGAATATATTCCAACAGAGGTTCATTGGTCTGAAGTTCCTGGTAGAGATGCGAAATGGAAAGAGCAGACTATTGCAAACACCAGCGAACAACAATTTAAAGTTGAGTTTGAATGTGAATTCTTAGGATCTGTTGATACGTTGATCTCTCCTAGTAAATTGAGAGTTATGCCATATCATGATCCAATTGCACAAAATAAAGGTCTTGCTGTATATAAGCGTGCAGAACCAGATCATAATTATATCATAACTGTTGACGTTGCTCGTGGCACATCAAATGATTATTCTGCATTCTGCGTTATGGACACTACAACAGTGCCATATGAAATGGTTGCTAGATATAGAAATAATGAAATTAAACCGATTGTTTTTCCTAATATTATTGTAGACGTAGCAAAGAATTATAATAATGCTTACATTCTATGTGAAGTGAATGATATTGGTGGTCAGGTTGCAGATATTATTCAATTTGATTTAGAGTACGAAAATCTATTGATGGCGGCAATGCGCGGACGTGCAGGGCAGCAGTTGGGACAGGGTTTCTCTGGTAAGAAGACTCAACTGGGTGTCAAGATGTCTACCGCTGTCAAGCAAGTCGGATGTTCTAATCTCAAAGCACTTATTGAAGAAGATAAATTAATCATTCCAGATTACGACACGATTGCAGAACTAACTACATTCATCGTTAAGGGTCAATCATTTGCCGCAGAAGACGGATGTAATGATGACCTTGCTATGTGTCTTGTTATTTTTGCGTGGATGGCAATGCAGGAATACTTCAAACAGATGCATGACAATGATGTTAGGCAGCGCATCTATGATGATCAGAGAGATGCTATTGAACAAGATATGGCTCCGTTTGGGTTCATCAGTGACGGAATGGATGATGAATATTTTGCCGATGCACAAGGGGATGTGTGGCAAGTCGCGGAATATGGAGATAAATCCTATATGTGGGAGTTTAGGTGAAGATTGAAAAATATAAATAATCTTAGACAACCGATACTGGTATCCCCTTTAAGGAGTTATAAGACATGGCAACTGCACAAAACTCGCCTGGAGTAGTATTTCAGGAAAGAGATCTAACTACAACTTCGTCGGTCCCCTCTGCAAATGTAGGTGTTATTGTTGCACCTTTCTCTCAAGGACCTGTTGAAGAAATCGTAACTATTGTTTCCGAGCGCGAACTGGTTGAGCGTTTTGGCGAACCTAACGCATACAACTATGAGTACTGGTTTACCGCTGCTCAGTTCCTTAGCTATGGCGGAACACTCAAAGTAATTCGTGTCAACAATGCTGCACTGAAGAACGCAGTTGACACTGGCACTGCTCCTCTGATTAAGAATAGAGATGAGTATGAGTCAACCTATGAAGCTGCAGCAAACACCTGGAACTGGGCTGCTCGCGAACCTGGTGATCTGCTTGAATCGGTTGGTATCTTTGTAACTGATGCTGGTGCAGACCACATCGCAGTTCTCCCCGCTCCTGGTTCGGGTAACGAGCATGAGTTCGTAATTGATGCCGCAGTCACTGCAGCATCTGGTGCTGCTGGTAAAGTCTTTAAATATTCTCTCCTTCTCGATGTTGAGAGCATCGTAGGTTCCTTTACTCCTGGCACCTCTACCACTATCGCAATTTCTGGTTCTAACGAAGCAGTTAATGTTGTTGCATATGATGCTACTAACAAGAAACTCGAAATTGAACTTCCCTCTGGTGGTGTTACTGGTATCATCGCTGCTGGTCAAACTATCACTCAAGGCACCAACACTTGCGATATTGCTACTGCTGGTATCGAGCGTAGACTTTATATTGCTCTGGACAAAGGCAGCATCGATTTTGCTGCAAATGATGCCGTCGCTGATACTAACTCTACTAGCGTTACCATCACTTCCGTCCGCACTGAGTATAACGAGCGTGAGTATCTGCCTGGTCTGAAGTGGATCAACGTTGGTCCTCGTCCTGGCACTTCTAAGTATGTTTCTGATCAGGGTGGTCACCGTGATGAAATGCACGTTCTGATCATCGACGTTGATGGTAAGATCACTGGTACTCCTGGTCAACTTCTTGAGCGTTATGTAAACGTGTCCAAGGCATCTGACGCTAAGACTACTACTGGTGAAGTTAACTACTATCCTACAGTTCTTCTGCAGAAGTCGCAATATGTCTTCTGGGGTGAGCACGAGACTGATGCTAGAACTTTCTCAGCAACTGCAACTGCTTCTGATGGCACCTTCGGTCAACTCGCTGCTTCCCGTCAGTTCAACCTGTTCCAGTCTACTGCTGGCACCGTAGATTATCCTGCTGCCAATGTAACTGTTGGTTCTAAGAACAACGCAACTTATTACTATCGTCTTGCAAACGGTGTTGACTATCCTGTTTCTGGTGGTTTCTATAACATCGGCAACTCTGATGTTTCCTCAGCATATGATCTGATCCTCGATTCTGAAGCACAAATCATTGACTTCATCCTCACTGGTCCTTCTGGTGCTGATGATGCTGGTGCTATTGCTAAGATCAGCAACCTGATCACTATTGCAGAGTCCCGTCGTGATTGCTTGGTATTCGCGTCTCCTCGTCGTGGTAACATTGTTGGTGAAAGTAATCCTTCAACGATTACAAACAACATCCTGAACTTCATGAATCAGATTCCTAGTTCTTCTTACATTGTTCTGGATTCTGGTTACAAGTATATCTACGACAAGTACAATGATGTCTATCGCTACATCCCTTGTAACGGTGACATTGCTGGTCTCTGCCTGCAAACTGCAGTTCAAACCGATCCTTGGTTCTCCCCCGCTGGTTTCACCCGTGGTGTTCTGAACAACGCAATCAAACTTGGTTACACTCCTAACAAGTCTCAGCGTGATCAACTGTATTCTGCTCGTGTTAACCCGATTGTTTCTTTCCCTGGTCAGGGCATCGTTCTTTACGGTGATAAGACTGGTCTCTCACAAGCATCCGCATTCGACAGAATTAACGTCCGTCGTCTGTTCCTGACTATTGAGCGTTTCATCTCCAGTGCTGCTAAGACTCAACTCTTTGAGCAGAACGATGAAGAGCAACGCACATTCTTCAGAAACATCGTCGAACCTTATCTGCGCGATGTTCAGGGTCGTCGTGGTATCACTGACTTCCTGGTCAAGTGTGATGCTTCCAACAACCCTCCCGAGGCAGTTGATCGTGGTGAGTTCCAAGCAGACATCTTTGTCAAACCCACTCGCACTATTAACTTCATCACTCTGAACTTCGTCGCTACAAGAACTGGCGTCGCATTCTCTGAGATCGCAACGTAATATATCCGCGAAATAACACGATTTCAGACCCCCTAAAAAGGGTCTGAAATTTTTTGTTTCTATAAATAAACATAGCACCAAAGATACGGAAGTATTCTCATGTCCCAGGAAAATATCAATAGGTTTAAGTCGAAGGTTAGTCAAGGTTTCGCTAGACCTAACCTTTTTGAAGTCGTCATGGCTTTCCCCGACGCACTGAATGTTGAGAGTGATCTCAGAAAGAACTGTCAGTTCCTTGTCCGCGCTGCTCAGATTCCGTCCTTCCAGTTAGGTATCATTGAAGTTCCTTATCGCGGTCGTACTTTGAAGATCGCTGGTGACAGAACCTTTGAACCTTGGACTGTTACTGTCATGAACCCCAATGACTTCAAACTGAGAAATGCATTTGAAGATTGGGTAGACTACATCCAAGCGCCCGAAGCAAACTTCCAGACTGGCGATGGTCTTGACTATTATAAGGATCTGAGAGTTCACCAACTGTCTCGCGACGAGCGTAAAGGTAAGTCCGCAGCAAGAATTCGTTCTTATAAGTTCGAGAACTGCTTCCCCAGTAATGTTTCTAGCATCGATCTGGACTACGGTAATAATGACGCAATCGAAGAATTCACTGTTGAATTCCAGGTTCAGTTCTCCAAGGCAATCAACGAAGACGACTGATTCGTAGTCTCCTAAATAGACCAGGACCAATAATCGTATAACATAATGTCGAATCAGCTCTTCGGTTTTTCACTTGAAAGAGCAAAGAAGGTCCCCAAGGGACCTTCTTTTGTTCAAAAAGATTCCATGGATGGTTCGCAACCTATTGTAGGTGGCGGATACTATGGTTATTCCGTTGATTTTGACGGAACTATTCGTAATGAGTATGAACTAATCACCCGTTACAGGGAAATGGTTCTACAACCCGAGTGCGATAGTGCCGTTGATGATATTGTCAACGAAACAATTTGCGGTAATTTTGATGATGTTCCTGTAGAAGTGGAACTATCAAACCTAAAGCAATCAGATAAAATTAAAAAATTAATTAGAGAAGAGTTTGAAGAGATTCTTCGTCTTCTTGATTTTGAAAATCGTTCGTATGAAATTTTCCGCCGTTGGTATGTTGACGGAAGACTATTCTACCATAAAGTAATCGATCCCCAAAATCCTCGCCAAGGTCTTACAGAACTTCGCTACATTGATCCTCGTAAGATTCGCAAGGTAACAGAATATCAGCAAAAGCGTCCTGAGGAACTGCGAGGTGTAGATCTCAATACTCAGTTGACAAGAAAGAGTGCTGAGTATTTTCTGTACAATCCAAAAGGTCTTAAGAACTCTACTAATCAGGGCATGAAAATCGCACCTGATTCGGTGACTTATTGTCATTCAGGAATTCAAGACCTGAATAAGAACATGACTCTTAGTCACCTACATAAAGCAATCAAAGCAGTAAACCAACTGCGTATGATTGAGGACTCTCTGGTTATCTATCGTCTATCCAGAGCTCCTGAGCGTAGAATTTTCTACATTGATGTTGGTAATCTTCCCAAGAACAAAGCAGAACAGTATCTGCGTGAAGTCATGGGACGTTATCGCAACAAACTTGTATATGATGCTAACACGGGTGAAATCAAAGACGATAAGAAATTCATGTCTATGTTGGAGGACTTCTGGCTTCCAAGACGCGAGGGAGGGCGCGGGACTGAAATTTCTACTCTCCCTGGCGGGCAAAACCTCGGTGAACTGGAAGATGTCAAATACTTCCAAAAGAAGCTGTATAAAGCTTTGAACGTGCCCTCATCGAGA